GGCACATAGCGACGAATTAAGGGCAGAGGTAGCGGCGGCGCTATTGGCTGGCATGAGTTTATCGGATACGGCACGACGCTACAACCTTTCTCCTTCCGTTGTCAGTCGTATTCGAGACAGTATTTCGAGTGATGCGTTGGAAAGAGTTGGAAAGGAAAACGAGGTAAGAATTGACCGTATTTTAGCAGATTCGCTGAAATCTCATATTCTTTTCCAGCAGGCGGTGACAAACATTTGCTCCAATGAGAACTACCTACGCAGCCAGACCGCAGCCGATATTGCAAGACTACTTGAAGTCAGTCAAAACCACTCGATTCGACTTCTCGAAGCGGCAAGCATGGCAGGCGTCGAAACTACAGAGCAAGACGAAACCACCGACACTGCCGCCGTATCGTGAGTGGCTCGCTTCTCACATTCCGCCGTCCTGGACAGCAGACGCCGCGCACTTGAAAGAAATCGGGCTGCACTTAGACGCGCTTACGAGAGGCGATATAGACCGATTAGCCATCATCATGCCGCCGCGACATGGGAAGACCGAAACCGTCACCGTGCGTTATCCGGTCTATCACCTCTCCGCACACCCGGCAGAGAATGTGCTGCTCACGGGCTACAACGAACGCTTTGCGAGGCGGTTAGGCCGGAAGGCGCGGGCAGTTGCCACGGATGTACTGAACTTAGACCCTACCAAGCAGGCAGAGGACGAATGGGCAACCAGTGAGGGCGGCGTTCTGATGACCCGTGGTGTCGGCAGTCCACCGACCGGCATAGGGTTCAATCTCATCAGTGTAGATGACCCTATCCGCAAGCGTGAAGACGCCGAGAGCGAAGTCTATCGAGAGAAGGTCTGGGATTGGTACACCGATGACCTTTACACGCGCTTAGAGCCGGACGGCAAAATCCTCTGGGTCTATACCGCATGGCACGAAGACGACGCCGGGCAGAGAGCAATAGCGAGCGAGCCAGGGCGATGGACAATACTAAAACTGCCCGCCTTAGCGATAGATGCGGGCGACATCTTGAATCGCGCTTTAGGTGACGCCCTGTGGCCGGAACGCTGGACAGTCGAGAAACTGCACCGTATCCGCGAGGTTATGAGCCAGAACGAAGGCTTACGTAGTTGGGAAGCGTTGTATCAGTGCGACCCGAAGCCGCGCGAAGGCAGCTTTTACAAAGTCGGCAGGATAGAGATTGTGGACGCTGTTCCCTCCGACATGTGCGACGTGTGCCGCGCCTGGGACTTGGCGGCGACGACCGATGGTGGAGCCTGGACAGTCGGCATCAAGATGATGGGGAATAGGAAAGGCGATTTCCTTGTCACCGACATGACCGAAGGCCAGTGGGGGCCGGAAGAAGTAGAACGCAACATCATACAGACCGCTTCCCTTGACGGACGCGCCTGCATGGTACGACTGCCACAAGACCCCGGACAGGCCGGGAAAGCGCAGATCATGATTTTGACCCGTAAGCTGGCCGGGTTCCCTATCAAGAGTGAGCCGGTGACGGGAGACAAGGAAGTCAGGGCGTCACCGCTGGCGGCACAAGTCAATGTAGGCAACGTCAAGTTTCTACGGGGCAAGTGGAACGCCCGCCTATTGGATAGATGGCGCGTGTTCCCGAATGCCGGGAAAGATCACAGTGACGCGGCGGCAGATGCCTTTATCGAGGTTTCTAATTCGTTTGTAAGCGCAGGCGCATGAACCTATTTGAACGCACTAAAGCGGCTATTAAGAACCTGCAAATCTCCTTCACCGGAACCACCGGGCGGGAGATTAACCTGCGTGACGGCTTCGGAGCGAGCGCAGGCACGCGCATTAACTGGAGCGCCATTACTGCCGACTTCACACAGAACGCCGCTGCCTATGCCTGCTACCGCACTATCGCCCTGAACTATACCCAGGCACCGATACAGTTGCAGCAGAAGAACGCCGAGGGAGAGTGGGAGAAGGTTTCCGACGATCCCGTCACGGCCCTGATCAACAAGCCGTATGCCCCCTTTTGGGACGGCGGCGCTCTCGCCTGGGCCTATCTCGGTTCCCTACTCGCCTCTGGGAACGGCTATCTCGGCATCGAGGAAGGGGCGGGAGGACTGCCAGAGCGTTTGAAGTGGCTTCCGCATGGCAGCGTGACCGCCGAGCGCAATTCCGGCAGCATGGAACTGATTGACTTCTACCGCTACACGCCCGAGGGGAGAAGCCCGCAGCGCGTGGAGATAGCCGACATTATCCACCTGCGCTACGGCGTCAATCTCTCCGATCCGCGCTATGGGCTATCTGGCTATGCGGCGCTGAAGCAGCAGCAATATACGCTCCAACAGGCGACGAATTACAATGCTAATATTCTGCGAAACGGGGGCGTTCCTTTCGCTTTTGCCGCGCCTAAAAATCCGAGTACGACGTTTAGTCCTTCTGAGTTTGTGGACAAGGCGAAGACGAAGGTAAGCGGGGATAAGGTCGGGGAGTGGCTGGCCTGGAATGAGCCGATAGACCTCACCTTCCCGAACGCGACGCCAGAGAACATGGCGCTCGACATCATGCAGGACAGACCGGAGAGCGACATAGCCGCTGTGTTCGGCGTTCCTCCGCAGGTCGCCGGGCTGCACGTCGGAAGGCTGTCCAAAACCTATGCCAACGTGAAAGAGGCGAGAGAAAGTTTCTGGGAGGAGACGGTTATTCCGCTCCTGCTCATGGTCACCTGCCAGATGGCGGCGGTACTGTTACCCCGGTTTGGCTATGACACGAAGCAGTATAGGCTCTACCCGGACATTACGCAGATACGACCTTTGCAGCCGGATAAAGACGCCACGGAGAAGCGTTCCAGAGAGACGTACCAGATCGGCGCGATCAGCCTTGCCACGTTCCTGACCGAGACAGGACGGAAGCCGGAACCGGGAGACGAGACGATCTACTACACCGGAAGCAGAGGGCAGATGATGTCGCCGGTATCTGCTGAAGAGGAACCGGACAAAGTAGAGGCAGAGGAAGAGGAATCCGCGCCCAAGTTCCTGCGTCAGTACCTCTCTGAATCCAAAGCCTATCAAGAATTATACGGGGAGTTTGACATTGAAGACACAGGGAGTGAAGGAGATTCGAGACGCGGTGTTGATAGCCACCTTGTCCGCTCTGGCAACGGGACTCGTTAATTGGGGCGTAGAGACTTCCAAGGCGAAAGTTGCTGAATTGAAGAAACCCAAAAAAGATGATAGCAACAGCGACGAAGAGGCAGATTCCGCTAAGGAAAAATAGCGTCAATCAGTCCCGGCTGGATAGCCTACAGGCGCGGGTAGTTAAGGCGCAAAAGGACTTGCTCTTTCGCTATGCGACGGGGAAGATCGGCGTGCGGCAGTTTGAGGCAGTGCACTTCGCCTTGTTGGAAAAGGCGCATACCAGAGCGGCGGTCTTGGGGCGACAACGCGCAGGCGACCGACGCGGCAAGACGCCACAGGATGAAGTCTTTGGCAGAATGGCGATGTTGCACCAGCGCCAATTCCTGAGAACCTTCACGGACGATATTCTCGCAGGCCGCTACACCGATGAGGAAGGCAACCCGCGTGTCAAGGCGATGGCGGCACGCATGAAGCTGTACACCAATCGCCTGACCGGAACCGCGAACGAGACATTTGCGGGCAGCAGCATCGGGCATCTGATAAGCTGGAAAATGGGCGCGACGGAACACTGTCCTGACTGCCCCCCATTGGCCGCAGGAAGCCCGTACAAGTGGGATAAACTGCCGACCGTACCACGAGCCGGGGCAACACGATGCAGGACGCAATGTAAGTGCTATCTCATCCGAGACGACGGCATAGAGGGGTTTCGATGAAAACACAAAACGCCGAGGTGGTTAGCCTCAGCGTTTTGCCGAACTGTTTACTTCCCCGTTCAGTCGGTAGTGTAACCTGCAGTACAGGATACACAGAATCCCGTTAGGAGCGCGTGCGATTTAGTTGTGCTTTCATTATGACAGGAAAGTGATACGAGGTCAACGGCTATGGAAAACGAGGCTTATATTCTCTTCGGTAGCGAAGTCAAGACGCGCGGCAACGACATCGTAGACGGGCATTTGGTACTCTTCAGTACCAAGGCCGATCCCGATATTTCCCTCAAGCGCGATTTCTTCACGCCAAATGATACCGACTATGACCTCGAATTCACCGACCGCTCACGGGTCTATTATCAGCACGGGCTGGACAAGCAACTCGGAACTACCAAACTCGGCGTAGGCGAAATGAAGCAGGACGACGCCGGTATCTGGATTGAGGCGCAACTACAGCAGAGAGACGACTACGAGAAGGCCGTCTTCAAAATGGCGAAGGCGGGTAAGTTGGGATGGAGTAGCGGCGTACCCGCGCACCTGGTACGCCGTGAGAAGCAGGACAATGGGGCGCACAAAGTCCTGTATTGGCCCCTCGGTTTAGACGCCAGCCTTACCCCGAATCCTGCCGAACCGCGCACCTTCGCCAGCGTCAAGAGCCTGCTCGAAACCTTGGAAACAGAAGAGGAAGACTTTGTTTTGGATGACATCAAATCGGAGCGCGACTTTGAACGGTTCCTGAACGAGAAGTTCAGTCATCGGGAGAGTAAGGCGCTTATTGCGATTGCGAAACGTGGATTTGTCGCACGCCCTCAGCGGGAGGTTGAGACGGCGATTGATGAAGCGGCCTTAGAAGCCGTCAAGACAGCCTATCTCAAAACAATGGCACGCACCGCATGGTGCGTCACCGCTCAGGGAGTGTGAAAGAAAATGACTGATGAACAAAAACAGCAAATGATTGTCGAGCGCATTGCCGAGGAAGTGAACCGGCAGACCGCCTCAGAGATCGTCGCCCTGCGTACAGAGCGCGAAAGCTATGATGCTTGGATTAAGAGCAAAGGGGGATGGGAGGGACTGAAGGGAGTCGACCTGGACGAGTTCCATCGGCGCGGTGACGCAATCATTGCTCAAAATCTGGACTGGGAAGCGAAACGCAAAGAGATTATTCCCAAGGTTACTAAAGTTGTCACCAACGCCGCTGAACTCGAATTCATGAAGAACGTGAAGGGCAAATTCGAGTACGGCGACCGCGCCGACGAGCGAGGCGAGAAGCGCAACCTCAGCTTTCAAGAGCAGAGAGAGGAAATCAAGTCGGTTGGCGAACTCTTTACCGAGAGTGAAGAGTACAAAACCTCCGACCTGGACAAACCGGGCAACCTTATCTCTGTCAAAATCCCCTTCGGTCAGGATATTGTCAGCGCCCTCAAAACCACGATGACGACTGCCGCCGGGTTCGCGCCCGCTAATAACCGGGGGCCGCGTATCGTCGAGAGTGCGCAGCGTCGCCCCGTCGTCTCCGACCTGATGCCGAACACGCCTTCGGACGCGCAGGTCATCAAATACATGGAGGAGACGACGTTCACCAACAACGCCGCGCCCGTGGCGGAGAACGCCGCCAAGCCCGAAAGCGCCCTGGCGTTCACCGAGCGCACGCAGACGATGGAGGTCATAGCGACCTATCTCCCCGTCACCAATCAGCAGTTGAAGTACGTCCCCTTCCTCCGCGCCACGATAGACAACCGACTCCTCTTCATGCTGATGTTGGCAGAAGAAGTGCAACTCCTGACCGGCAATGGAACCACACCGAACCTGCAAGGATTTTTGACCAAAGTCGGGATTCAGACGCAGGCAAAAGGCGCTGACCCGGTTCCCGATGCCGTGTACAAAGCCTTTACGAAAGTGCGCTTCACCGGGTTTGCCGAACCGTCCGGCGTCGTCATGCATCCCAACGACTGGCAGGACGTGCGCCTGCTCCGCACGGTAGACGGTATCTACATCTGGGGCAACCCCTCGGAAGCGGGGCCGGAGCGCATTTGGGGCAAGCCCGTCATTATCACGCCCGCCGAGACGGAAAACACCGGACTGACCGGGGACTTCCAACTCTACTCGGAACTGTTCCGGGGCATGGAAGCGCGGGTGGACGCCGGCTGGATCAATGACGATTTCGTCAAAAATAAGCAGACATTGAGGGCAGAAGAGTACGTTGCCCTGGCAATTTACAGGGCGGCTGCGTTCTGTACGATTACCGGTATCTAATGCTCGCTCGCTTATAGAGAGGGGAAAAGGTTCCCCTCTCTATGGAGGAATACGATCATGCCAGTTATTACAGGCGGGCGGATTATCGAGGGTTCCGGGTGGGGAATGCCCCTGAAGAATCCGGGCGCGCCCGCAGCAGGAACCAACGAGGTTCAGACCCTCACGATTGGCGGCACACCGACCGGGGGAACCTTCCGTATCGCCTTAGACGGGCTTCCGACGACAGCGATCACCTGGGTCGGCGTCAACGCGACCCTGCTTGCCAGCATCAACGCGGCACTGGACGCACTTCCGAACAGCGCCGCCTCCGCTATCGTCGCAACCGCAGGCACGCTAACCGCCGGGATCGGAACCGTGATACTTACCTTCTCTGGTGCGCCGCTCAATCGGGCGGCGGTTGCAACCATGACGGTTACCGAGAACAGCCTGACGGGAACCCTGCCTACGCTCGCCATTGCCGAGACGACACCGGGCGTAGACGCGACCGCACGCGGGATTGCCGTTGGTGGCTTACTTCTGGATATAACGAATGCAAAGCTCTATATTAACACCGGAACATCGTTCGCACCGACCTGGGTAGTCGTCGGTGCGCAAACCTAAACGAGTAAGGACACACGACGATGGAAAACCAATCGGAAGAATTGACCGAAATACTGGCCGAGATGTCGCGCCCGCCTTCGCAGGTAGACGGGTACGTGATACTGGACAAAAACTATTCCCTGACCGCCGACGCGAAGCCCATTGACCCGGAAGACCCGACCGCGCATATCGTTCTCGGCGGCGAAGGCGGCATTATCCCGGCGGATACGGCAAAGAAGTTGGGACTGCGGGGCTTAGAGGAGTACGTGCCGTATCATCCCAACGCCGAGGAGAAGGCGGCGGCAGATCGGCAGGCGAAAGCGGACGCGGTCAAAGCGAAAAA